CGGAACGTGTCCCTGTCCCCGGCGATCCCCCAGCGTAGGTGCTGCGCGTGCTGCCGGACGCATTGCTCAGCTTTGCGAACTTGTTCGTTCATCTTGGCGGCCCCCGGTTCCGTAGTCATCGCTTCTCCCTTTGCATGTGTCTGCGGCCTGCTTCCCGACCCCCACGCTGAGGGTCTGGACGAACCGAAACGCACAGCCTGCCAAGATCGCCAGCAGCGCGACCGCGAGATAGAACCTGGGGCGCATCAGTCGCCCCAAAGCAGCACGGCATCAGTCGCAGGGACCACCACCTTGAGCACCGGGTCCAACTGCCCGATGCGGTGGTAGCGGGGCCAGATCATGTCCTGCGTGATGGGGTTCCCGGTCGGGTTCACGAGGTCTGCCCCATGCTCGAAGAAGCGGACATAGAGCCCGCTCGCCAGCTTCGTGAACGGTCCCAAGGCTTCCCCCAGCCACCCGACATGCTGCCCCGTGGGGTCCGGCTTCCCCTCCGGCGTGACGCTCCACTCGTCGAACCACCACTGGCCCGGCCAGCCTTGCCCCCCAGCGTCCACCACCTGCTGCCCGTAGGTCAGCCTCGCCCCGGTCAGGCACGCGGTCCCCAGCACGAACCGCTGCGCCCGGTAGTCCGTCCGGCTCCCCTCCGACTTGAGCCAGTCCCCGTCCTTCTGGGCGATGGCCTTGGAGAACGGCCCGACCGAGCCGGGGAAGCCCTCGACCAGCGTACCGTCCAGCCCGCAGGACTCTGCCCCTGTCCCGTTCCCGTACACCTTGAACCCGTAGGGCATGGCGTCCCGAATCCGGGCGCTCATCTGGGCCACGTTTCGGATGCGCTCCTGGTCGGTGAACGTGTTACCCACCGGAACCCAACTGGCCGCCGGAGAGCAGTAGTCCCAGAACATCCCGGAGATCCGAAGGCGCTCGAGGCTCCAGATCATCAGGGAGCCCATCGTGTCCACGGTCGCTCGCTGGGCGAGGTTGACCTGGTACTCCCTCGGAGCCCCGGCGATGAACCCGTGCGTGGCCTGCAAGCCCAGATGCCAGTAGGCGTTGAAGGTCTTATCTGACGACTGCACCGGGAAGTCCGGGGCCAGCCACCAGCTCGCGCAATGCTGGTACCCATCGATGCGGATCTCGGGGTTGAAGTGCAGCAGGGTCGGGATGATCGCTGCCCCGATGTGCAGGGCGTTGTGGTCGAGGGCCACCTCCGGGAACCGGGCGAAGTCCCGGCATACCGCAGAGTCGATGGAGCCGTCCGCTCGAGTCAGGGGTTGACCACCGGAGCGGACCCCCACATAGGCCCCGATGCGGGGATAGCCCTCGGCGTGAGCCTCTGCGCACTGGAGCAGCACCCCCAGCAGGATGGCCAGCAGGATGACCACTCCCCAATAGGTCCGCGCTTCCTTGGCGTTCATGCTTCCTCCGTAGGCCCTACCGTGGACACCCACGCTGCCGCATTTCGGCCTGAGCGCGTTTTCCTGCGTTGACCAGAGTCTCGGACTACCCCGCGCCTCGTGAGCGCCCAGATGCGGCTGGAGATGGTCTGGTGCCGTCCCTCCAGTGCTACCTCCACCTCATCGGAGGTGGCTCCCCGACTCCCGGCCTCGGAGATGACCCGGAACACCTCGGCCTCGATCTTCCCCAAGTGGGGCAGGATGGAGTCGAACGCTTCCTGGCTCGTGTCGGTGAAGTCGATTTCTAGCTGCGGCAGGAGACGGGTCATTTCGCACGCTCCAAGATGATCCGCGCCCGAGAGAGTAGTTCCTCTGTCCGTAGCGGCTGGGCGGCATTCCGCCTCGCCTGCTCCAGCGCCCACGTCATCTGCTCGACCATCCGGGCGGTTTCCTCCTGCCGTCTATGCCGGGCGTAATCACTGCGCTCTGACTCACGTTTGAGGAACGCGGCCTCGTCCTGCCTGCGACGCATCCTGATCGCCGCACGGCGGTCGCTCGCCAGCTTGCGGACGGCCCGCTCGTGGTCTGAGATCATGTCGGACAGGTTGCGAACGGGGGCGTAGTCCCTGCTCCAGCCGTTCCCCATCACGTCCTCGGCGCGCAGCCACTCCCCGCGCCGGACGGCTTCTAGAATCGACTGCTCGGCTCCATCGTCCAGCTCTCCGGTCCCCAGAACTACCATCCTCCGAACAGCGTGCATTCGCTCCCTACCTTTCAGTGGTCAGTTTCTTACCGTGTCCGTTTTGACACACCCTGCGACTGTAGAATCCTCTTGACGCGCTTCGACTTCTCCATACAATCCGCGTTTATGCGGGCACGGGCGGAAAGCCCGTAAGAAGTAGGTTCTAGCTTAGATTCTATGACGTGAGCGAGCGGAGCGAGCCCCACGCCGTAGAAGTGGCCGCTAGATTCAAGGGTGCGAGAGGGGTCGTATAGGTTCAACCCGCCCTGAATGCTAGCGCAGCGCATTACTGTCTCACCGAAGTTCTCTCGGTCAGAACCTTCTCGACTTGTTCGGCCTGCGAAGCCTTGCGGGCCTCGATGAGCCTGCGGGCAGCCGGGGTCAGGTGCCGGAGTTCAGAGCGCCAGATCTCCGTGTCCTCGGGGAAGTCGAAGCCGATGCGGACATTCCCGCCCTCGACTCCCAGGATGATGAGGGCACCCCCTCCGACCAGCACGATCTCGCCCACGTTGCGGTTCAGACTGAGCATCTGCGCTCCCTAGAGTGAATCCGGGGGGCTGACGCCCCCGTCATGAATGGAGAGTGCTGGATGATCCAGCGGCCCCGCCAAGGGCTCCCCACTACCCCCCGGAACGTCATGCGCCCTCTGCTGCGGTGACCGTGACCGTGACTCGCTGCCCGACCTTCGGGGCCAGTCGCTCGGGAACCTTGAACGCGAACCACGGCTGGCCCTGCATCGCCTCGTCGCTCGTGTCCAGAGAGACGGTGACCAAGTTCCCGGAACCCTGTTCAGCATGTGAACGACCATCTCCATCTCGATCAGCGTCTCAGGCATGGTGCAGTTCCCTCCGCATCACGCCCGGCATCTCCAACAGCCGGACATGCTCGCGTTCAAGTTGGAGCAGAACGCATCCAGGTGCATCTGTAGCTGCCCGATGTAGGACAGGTCGCGCGAGATCCTGACGATATGGCTCGGCAGGACCGGGTTATAGAACAGGTTGTCCACCCACTTGCGCCCGGAGACGAGCATCTGCCCCATGCACTGGCTCACGTGGTCGTCATCGTTGCAGCCCAGCATCGCGGCTACGTGATTCTTGGCACTCACGCACTTGACCTCGAGCAGCCCATCAGCCCCCACCAGCCGGTCGGGCGATGCCCCGTAGAGCCCGGAGTCCGAGAGGATGAACCCACCCGGCAGAGTGTCCACGTCCCGCTCGAACTCGTATGCCTTCACGGCTTCCAGCTCCAGCAGGTTGCCGCGCTGCATCAGCGGGGTCATTCCTGCCCCGGATGATTCCTCCAGCGGGTGGCCCAGGAGCCGTTCCGCCAGTAGCTCGTGCATGTAGCCCGCCGCCTGCCCCGATGCCTTCCGCGTCTTGGGCGTCATAATGCGGTCGAAGTTGGACGCGGTGGGGATGCCCAGCCGCATCTGTAGCCACTCGGCGGAACCCTGCTTCACTTCGTTGCGCGATCATCGGACGGCCTTGCGCTGCTTCTCGAGCAGGGACGATGGCTTCCTTGTAGCTGGCCGCGCGCAGGTCCATGACTCGCTGGATGTTGAACCGCGCACAGAACCGCGTGCGGCTCGACTTGGTTTCGTCCAGCAGGGCCTCAATGTTCTGCAACTGCTCCGGGCTCACCGGGCTGGGGTCCACCTGTTCGTCCGGGTCCGGCTCGGTCATGGACAAGCCCAGCACCGAGATGAGGACTTGCCGCTTGGCGAACGTCATGGCCGCCGCGACCTTCTGCTGCTCGTTCATGGCCCCGCTCGACTCGGTGGGCAGGGCGAACTGCGCCCGGATGTTGTGCCCCTCGGAGTGGCGCAGCGTGCAGAAGCACGTCAGGTGGTCCTTGTCCGTGCTCGAGTCGAACGAGAAGCTGAGTCCGTGCGCGGCCAGGTGCGGCTTGACCGTCTCCACGATCTGCTCCAAGTCCGCGTAAGCGAACGTGAAGTTCGTGCCGGACTTCGTGGGAATCTTCGCCTCACGGTTCCGCTCGATTGCCGGGCACGTCTCCTGAAACGCTGCGAAGGCCAGCGAGAACGCCAGCTCGGCCTTCCTCCGCTGCATCCGGTCGTAGAGGTCCACCAACTTGGTGAGGCCCGTCCACGCTCCCACCGTCTGACGCCAGCGCCCGGTCGAACAGCGCCAGGATGGCGTCCGACTCGCTCCGGGGCTGCAACGCCACCGGCCCTGCATTCGTGATGCTCATGTCTGTCGGCCTCCGTGTCTCGGGTGATTCGGTGGCCCCCTAGCCCCATTGTGCGGAGGGGCGTCGGTGCAGGTTCCTAGCACTTGTTTCGGAACTCTTGGGCCACCTGTCTACCTGCCGCGTTCGTATTCCCTGCGTGCATCCGAACGGCCCATCTCTGCTTCCTTCGCAGCCCCGTCCGCGCAGTCCCGGTGGGCGATGCCGCGCTCAAGCTGCCACGGACGCTTGGAAGTCTCTACGCTTTCCTCGCCCTCCAGGATGGGGTCCAAGCAGATCCAGCAGCACTCACCCACGGCTGACCTCGATGGCGCGGCGGGCGATGCGGTGGTGACGCAGGGCCATGCGGTCAGCCCTGCGGGCCTGAGCCTTGAAAGCGGCCCAGCACTTGTCCGCATTGTCCACGGTGGACGAGCGGAGATAGGCCGAGAACTCGTACTCGGCGCGCTTCATGCGCTGTCCGTAGACCCGGAGAACCACGTTCAATCGACGGGTCAAGTGCTCCAGCAGTTCAAGCTGCTCCTGCGTCCCTTCCATAGCCTTCCCCCTCCCTACGACGAGAAGATGATAGCCGCGAGCACCAGCTCCACCACGAACAACATACCCAGCAACAGCCAGCCAAGCGAGCGAATAGTTCTCACCACGCACCATCCGATCCCTTGGGGTAGGGCAGCGGTCCATCAGGTCATCGGCAGGCTCGCACAGCGCCAACAGCATTTTGTGGAACGCATCGGCGAGGATCTTCGCGCAGGCGAAGTCGTAGAACATTTCCGCATCCTCGCGCGCCTCTACCTGAGCATCCTCCAGCCGCTCCTGCTCCATGCGCTCCCGGTGCCACTCGTCACGGGTCATCGGTCCCCTCGCGCGGAACGACTGCATGGACGGCGGCAAACTGCGGAAGATGGAGTCGGCGCGGTCGTTCAGGCGCACCCACTCCGCATCGGATCGGAAATCCACCTGGGCGTTGCCCAAGGCGAGAAATCGGTTGAACGCGGCCAGGCTCGCCATGCGGTAGGCGTAGAGGCTCATTTGCCACCCCCTGCCCGGTGAGCGGCGAGGGCTTCGGCAGAGATGCGCGAACAGTCGGCCTTGGCGTCTGCGGTCACGCCAGAGGGCAGAGCGGACACGTTCCACGCACCAGCGGCGCGAGCGATCACAGCAGAGTGCGCCCCCCGCCAGCCGCTCGGCGTCGGCCCTAGCGGAAGTCCAAATCTGCGATGAGTTCGGCGCGCTGCTGGCTAAGGTTGGACGCGGCGCTCTCGGCCAGGTTGGCTCGGGCTTCCGCCCGCTCGGCGTCGGCCCTCCACTTCACGGCCTCGTCCCTGCATCTCCGGCGAGTGCCTCACCACGGCGGGCGTATTCCTTCTCGGCGGCTTCGCAGCGGGCGATGAGGGCGCGGAGGTCGCCAAGGCAGATGCACGCCTGACTGGTTCCCGTGGCGGATTGAGAAGCCTTGACGCTGAGGTATTCCAGCGCCAGCGCGCCGGGCTTGGGGGCGTCACCGAACGGGCGGTTGGTCGCCAGCGCGGCGTTCATTTCGGCCGCAGTGGGAGCCGTGCGGAGGTTGCGCACCATCGTCGGAGCGTTCACCGGAACGTCTGCCCACACGCCCTGCTCTGCGGTGGCCTGAACAACGGTCGCCTCGCCAGACTCGGAGCCGATGACCAACTCGCGGCCAGCGGGAACGAAGTGGCGGGCCGTGTTGGCGGGGCGGGTGCTCTCGGTGCGGGCGGTCACTTGGACACCTGCGCGGCTTCCTGCTCGGCTCGGCGAACGGCGGCCTGCTCCTGGTTCTCGGCGCGGGCGATGTACTCAGCCCACATGGCTTCGCGCGCTTCTGGGGTCCACCGGGCGTGCGCCCCACGGTGTCCGCGCTCCAAGCAGCACGACCAGCGGTTCCTGATGTTCCGACCGCAGACCTTGAAACCCTTGGGGTTCATTCTCTGATCCTCCGTAGACTTCGGTTCGCTTCCTGACTTCCTGCTGCCCACCTAATATCGGGCATCCTCCACCAGAACTCAACTCGATTCGGGTGATTGACTCGTGATTTGACAACTGGCACGGGGGCTTCCCCATCCCCATGAAGGTCGCCCCCGTAACCCGTTGCGGCTCAACGCGCGTGCGGCGCGCCTTCGCCTAACGCTTGAGCAGCCCGTTCCCCAGACTCGCCCACTCCCGAACGTTCTTGCTGCTGGAGTGCAGGCCCACCGCGATGACCACCGGGAAGGCCACCTGCCAGCCCCAGAGGCCCGCAGCCTTCCACCACGGCACGGACGCCACGGCCTGAGCCAGCTCGGCAGCCCCAGCCGCCGGGACGAGGTTCGGCCAGAGGGCCGCCAGCAGGTTGCCCAGGATGCTGACCACGAGCAGGGCCAGCGGGATGGCCTTGTTCACGAACACGGGCCAGGTCTTGAGGATCCAGCCACCCACGTTCAGCAGGATGGCCTGAGCCAGCGGGTTCGCCAGCCATGCGAGAATCTGCTCCACCATCACCTCCGGGTCAGGGTATGCGCTTGTCCAGCCGCTCTATGTCGCGGCTCAGTTCCAGCAACTGCCGGTCGATGACCGGGTGACCGTTGTTCTGCATGTGGTCGCCCAGCCTCTGGTGATCCTCTGCCAGCATCCGGCTGTAGGCTTCCATCCTGCCCTCCAGCCGTACCACGAACACCACGCAGCTGAATGCCGCTAGCACCATCGCCCAGAGAAGCACGAGAGTGCCGGGCTCCAGCTTGACCCTACCCTGCTGCGCTCGTATCTCCATCAGATCTTCCTCGATGGAGTCGAGCCGATCCTCGACGGTTCGTGGTTCGCTCACGCACAAGCCATCCTCAGTCTGTCCAGGTCGAACATGAAGCCGGGGCACGACTTGTAATGCGCCCGGTCCCGGTGGCCGATGATGCTCTCCGAGCCAAGGCCATATCGCTCTAGCCAAGGCTTGACCACGACGCGGGCCGCGAAACTCAGCACCGTGTCGCTCGGGGGGGTCAAGTCGAAGTTGCCGACTATGCAGAGATGTAACGCGCGGGCGTTCATGTGATCTTCTTTGCATGCCGCCGCCACCTGATCTTCCGGCCTGCCCAGCATTGCTTCTAGATGGTCGCTCACGAGTTCGACCCCGGCGTGGTAGCCGATATCATTCCAGCCCTGCTCCATGTGGTAACGCCGGATCGCGGGCCATGACTTGGAGGTTCCATCTTTCGTCAGCGAGTGGTGCACCATTACGTATTCCCTAACCAGCTGCATAGAGCACCCTCATGGCCTCGATGGGTGAGTAGCCGTGGTGCCCCAGAGAGCAGTTGCATGAGTAGCACAGCAGGCGAAGGTCTAGCGTATCTTCCTCGCGTCGGCGAATGCGGTACAGGATGCGCTGGGCCGCCCCATACTTCCTGCGATGCTCTCGCCCATTGCCCTGCGGGTGATCTATAGTCATGTGCTCGGTGAGTGCGTCCCCGCATATCTCGCACGAACCGCCCAGAAGCGCGATGACTTGAACCTTGTTCCTTCTCGCTCGGATTCTGCGTTGCTCTCTCACGTCTGGAAGTTTCGTGCGCTCATTCCAATACGCATTCGTTCCAGAGGGGTCCAATGTCCCGCTTTTTATGAACGCGCGTCACTAGACCCCCAGAGGGTTCGACTTGAAGATGATCTCGAAGATGTCGCAGTAGTCCACCAGGCCCGCGTTGTCCACGTAGCGGACGCGGAACGGGTAGGTGGACTGGACGACAGTTGCGGAGTTCAGGTTAGCCTGCGTGAGAAGCCCCCCGACTCCGGCATACTTCACCTTGCCAGCGGCACCGTCCACGATGACCATCACCGCGTCCACCGATACGGCTGGCGTGTCGGGGCTCTTGCCCTGCAACTTCGCAGCCGCTGCCCCGCCCTGCATGTTGACTGGTAGCCCGTGTAACGGTCCAGCAGGTGATGTTCAAGTCCCTGCGGGTGGCTCCGACAACCACTTCGTCTGCCATGAGTCACCCCCTAGCGGACATTGTTTGACTGCATGATCTTCGGCGCGAGGCCGATGGATAGCGTCAACTCGATGTTGCTCGTATCGCTTGCCCCGACTGGTCCCAGGATCTCCACCCAGGCTTCGGCGATCTCCATCTGCTTGGTCCCACCACCTGCGAGGGTCCAGTTCAACGTCCAGCCGAACATGCTGGCCCAGACGCTGTTCGTCCCGTTGCCCCACTCGAACGGCTGGGCGGTGGGTCCGACCGTGACGAGGACCGATTCCAGCCTCTCGAACATATCTGCCGTCAGGGCTGGTCGAAGTCCCGGATGGTCGCGGGGGTCACGAGGGCCTGAACGCCCATCGCGGTGCCGAAGCGCACATTCGTGATGGTCCCCGCCGCCTGCTTGGAGATGCGGGCGATGGCGTACAGTTTGATGCCAGCGATGACCCCGGTGCCGTTGATGCCGTTCCCCGCCCCGCTCGAGCCCACGACCCCCTGAGAGGCTGCCCGAACAGGGCCTTCGTCTCCGTGCCGGTCCCAGCGGTCGTGTACACGTCAGCCGTGGCGGTGGACTGGTCGTTCAACCCCGTCTTGAAGCTGCGGGCCACGGCGGGCACTGAGCCCCCGTCCAGCGTCATCAGCAGGGGCACGATGAGCGAGCCGTCCCGATCTCCGGGGAGTGCGGCCTGCACCGTCGCCAGGCTATCGCTTGAGGCTCCCGTCACGGTGGCGGTCACGTCCTCGCCCCAGACTTCGACCGTGTACTCGGCGACCTCGAGCGCGGCCACAGTCGCCCAGACCCCGAAGTCGCTGGTCACGACATGGCCGTTGAGCCCCCAGGTGTGCCCGTTGAACCTGGCGACGGTCCACGGAAGGCCGGTTGCCGGGTCCACCGCCATGTCCATCGTGAAGTTCTGGTAGGTGCCCGTGACCGCGAATGCCGAGATGCCGCCAGCCTCGTAGTCCAGGCCACTGAGCCGGAGCTGGGCCGAGACGATGGCGGTGCCCGCCCCTGCGGTGATGACGAAGCGCGCGCGGACCTTCAACCGGACGAACTTGATTCCCCCGGCAGGGCAAGCCGTCAGGGCGTGCGAGGTATGCACGTTCATGTCACCCTCGAACGCCACCCCGTCCCCGCCGCAGCCCGCCGCCAGCTTGGTGGCGTCCGATGCGTCGTACGCCCCGGCAGCCGTCAGCGAGGTAAGGGTCAGGCCCGCCTATGGTGGTGTTATCTACCTGCGTCCAGGTCGGGTTCGACGCCCACCAGCACGTCCCCTTGAGGATGTCGGCCACGTCAGACGCTCACCGACCGCAGCTTGAGGCACGTAGGCCCCCAGCTGGAGCGTGAAGGAGCCGGAGCGCATCTCCACGGGGGGAGACAGGGGATCAGGGCGATGACCGGGGAAGCCGCATCGTTCGTGATCTCGGTGATGATGGCGACCGTCCCCACGGTCCCGGCGTCAGCCCGGCCACACGGGGTCGGTGCAGTCGAGGGTCGCGCAGTCGTTCGTGTCGTCCTTAGCGAAACCTTTGCTGCCAAGGTCTTGCGCCCGCCACCGCCGAAGCCCCCGGTGTAGCCGGTCCCGTTCAGCTCGTGGGCCGTGAGGCTCGAGGCGAACTCGTGGTCCGGGTCCGGGACGTAGGCGATGCCCAGGAGCATGAACTTGAGAGTAGCCGTGGACAGGTTGAGCGTCCCGTCCATGATCCGCTTGAGGCCGCCGTTCGTCCACATCTAGGCCCCCTTCGGGTAGCCCGTGGGCACCCAAGGCGGCAGCGTGTCGCCATCGTAGGTGACCGTCAGGGTACACTGGAGGTCGGGAATCGGGTTCGTGGCGTTGCCGGTGATGAGAACCCGGACCCAGCCGCAGACGAAGTACCCATTCGCAGCCGTGGGCAGGATGATGCCCACGCTGCCCCCCGGAGGTCAGGTTGAGTGTCAGCCCACCGACTGCGGGGGTGGGGTTGGCGGCCATGCCGGGCGTGATGCCGATGGTGGCCCCGCCCGCTACGGGGGTTGCCGTTGGAGAACTCCATCGGTGAGCCAGCCGTCTGCGGGGTCACGCCGGAGGTCGCCGACTTCCACTCGACCACGACTGAGCGAGCCCCGAAACAGGGAGCCCAGCGGGTGGCCTCGGTGATGGTTGCCGAGATGTTGCTCGGATCTCTGACGACATACGAAGCGGAAACCATTGCGCCCCCCTAGTCCAAGGCCACGGCCCTGACCTTCGTGTAGAAGGCCACCGGGCCAGTCATCTGCTCAGTCTCGATCACCACGAAACGCTTGTTGAGCCACGAGGTTCCCACGTCAGGGTCGGGGTATGGTATCACCGCGTCCATGTCCGGGTGGAACTGGATGACTCGGGTTCTCTCCAGGTCCGGGGCCATCTCCGTGGCGAAGTCTACGACGATGCGGGGCTTCACGCTCAGGTCCGAGATCCGGTTCCTCAGCTCCCGCGCCGTCTCCGACTCTTGGATGGTCCGGGCGTCGATGGTCATATCCCGCTTGGAGCCGTGTCGGAAGGCATAGCCCCTGAGAAGCTGCTCCCGGTTCCCCTTGGGGGAGTTCCCCAACTGGCAGGTTCCGACCCCCCCACCGCCAGCGATGGGGCCGGAGTCCCTGAGCCCATCGAACCCCAGCAGCGAGTGGCAGTCGGTGCGCGTGCCGTTCAGTCCCGACGCACCGTTCTCCCAGAGGATGCTCACCTCGAGCGTGTTCGTCCCCACGATGAACACCTGATCCTCGCGCGCGAACGAAGCCTCGCGGGCAATGTCGGGATAAACCACGTTCTGGGCCGCAGCCGTCTGGTCGAACCCGAGAGCGGCCAGGAGCCTGCGGGCGCGCAGCGGTGACGTGGTGCGGTTCAGCGTGATGTTCCGGTTCATCGAACTGAGCGACACCTTGCTGGTCGAATAGGAATAACTCATCAAGATGGGGAACGCTGGCGTCGGGCTCCCGAACACGGCATTGGACATGATCGCGGTCAGGTGCGCGCAGAGCGAGTCGAAGGTGTAGGAACCCGGAGTCAGGTTCAGCGTGTAGGTGGTCGCGGTCCCGTTGTCCACGAACTGGATCTGGTCATTGTAGTTCGCCACGATGGTCGCCCCGTGGCAGACGATGTAATCGCGCGGCGGGATCGGCGGCCTTCATCTGGGCGTCTACGTGCGACATGAAGGTGGCCGGGGTGTAGAACCCGCTGGTGAGGGTTGCCGTGAACGCAGACACCCCGACCACGAACCACGTCAGCTTGTTGTTCGACGTGTCCACGAGCAGGTTCTCGTCGCGCACCCCGCGCCACTTCTGCCCCGCTTGGCTGCCGTCCCAGGCCACGCGGTTTTTCTGGACCGTGCCCTGCTTGTGGGCCGAATAGCTGTACGTCACCTGAACGCCAGTGCTCAGGCTGGAGAGCGGGGTGCGGGATACCCTCATCCCGTAGGGCTCCACGATATCCTCGGGTCGGAACGTCCACGGGTAGTCCACCGGGGCGTTCAGTCTCCACGGGCGCATGCGCCACTTATCGGTGAAGCGGTCGAGGAAGATCGCGGAGAGCGAGCCCTGCCCAATCCAGGCTAGGGCCGTCATCACGTCCGTGGCCTTGTCCACCGACAGGGCGAACGTCATGTCTCGGCCCTGATAGGTTTTCAGGTTGTCGCGCGCGTCGATGAAGGAACCGAACTCCCCCACCGTCCGCTCGATCTTGGCGATGGGCTCGGCCCCGTAGTTCGCCAACATGTGGGTGGCAACGTCCGGGGCCTTCTCGATGAGTCCGCTCCGCGTCCTGATGGTGATCTCGGCGAAGCCAGCGGCGGGCGTGCTCGTGTTCGCGGTGGTCACGGTCAGGATGCCGGTGCTGACTACGTATGAGGTGACGGTCCCGCTCGCAGGCCCGCCCACGCGCGCGATGATGAGATCCCCCGCCGCCAGCGAGGCTAGCCGGTCCTTGTAGACCTGCGCGGTCCGGGAGAAGTCGATCTGTAGCGTGTTCGTCACGGCGGAGCAGTTCCCGCCTCGAATGTTCAAGTCCTCGCTGGCGTAAGTCCCGGCCCCGTCATCCGGCCAGCCGTCCACGTTCGCGTAGAACTTACCGACCGCTTGCGTCGTGGTCGGGATGATCTGCTCGATGACGGTATAGGGCTCCATCGTCACTTCGTTGTGCCCGAAGGCCCCACCCACCCGCTTGGTCACTGGCCGAGTCTCGACGTGGGACACGACCTGCTCTGTGAGGAACACTTCCTGACGCGGGCGGAAGTTGATGAGGAAACCGACCATGTAAATCTCGGCGGTCCCGGTTCCGACGATAGCCGGGGCTCGCGTACCCCATCCCACCTCGACCTCGAACTGGCCGACATTCCATTCGGTAGCGGCGGGGGATACCAGCGAGATGACGTTCGACGCGATGAGCATCGTGCGGTTGGCAGAGGTCGGCAGGTTGTTTCCGGGGGCGTTGATGAAGCCCGTATTCTTGTTCATGATGCGCGCCTGCATGTTCGTGTTTGCAGGCGAGCGGTATCCGACCACCAGGTAGAGCGCCACCATGTCCCCGGCCGGCGTCACGGACGGGAACTGCAAGCGGGCCGTGCGAAGGTTCCCGGCATAGTCCGCTATCGCGTAGTTGTTCTCGTTGTAGGGGTCCAGCAGCGCGCGCACGTTCTGGAGCGTGTTCGGGGTGTCCATCACCTCGGTGGGCCAGACGCTCATCCAGCCCGTGGCGTCGTTGTCGCGCAGGAGGATCCCGGCCTCGGTCGCGGTGTTCACAATGTCCGTTCCGGGGGTGATGACCTCGATGGCCCCGAGTCTGTCCCCGCCCGCGTCAACGTAGAAGCCAGCCCCCACCGAATGGTCCCCGACCCTGCGGACCTTGTGGGACGCACAGAGCACCTTCGCCGCCGGGTTGTTCACGATGCCCGTACCGCGCCCCATGTCCACCATGATGGCGGCCCCGGCCCTGCGGCCCCCCAGGAACAACGACGCGGGCTTGTCCCCGACCGCCGTGGCCCCGTCATCGATCATCGGGTATTCGGCCCAGGGGCGGCGCATGGGGACGTTTCGGAGCCTGCCGTAGACGATGGGGATCTGCTGCCCAAGGCTTGAGTCTGGAGCGCATGGGTAGGCTTCCGCCGTCACGTCCACTGGGGTCATGTCGCGGTTCCAGTTGACCCGCTGCCGGATCTGGAGCGCCAGCCCCGACTGGTCCCGGTGCCAGTTCAGGCACGACCCCTTGGCAGGAGCGGCAGGGCTTGATCGAAGTCGGTCAGCCGCTTGTCCCAGAGCCAGCAGTTCCACCAGCGCACCGTCCAGCAGGAGCCCCTGCACGTCGAACTCCGGGGAGAGGGTCAGGCCGCCGGAGCAGAGGCTCACGGAGGTTTCCCCGAAGCCCCCGGGAGCGTTCACCGGGTCCACCTTCAAGAGCGTGGAGGGCCAGAACTGCACGGCTCCACCGACCCCGCCGGGGTGGTCACCTGGTCCGTGGCGGCCAGTACCTGAGTCGCCGCGAGCGTGGAGCGGTTCCGTAGCCCGATGCGCGCCAGCACGGCAAGCTGCCGGTTCCCAGACCTCCAGAGATCCAGGAACTCCTGCGCCGCGCTCAACTCAGGCTCCGAAGGCCCACCGTCATCTGGTATCGGTCCGGGGGTGCCCAGATGTGGGACCGGGTGAAAGCTCGTCATCCCAGACGCACTCGAAAAACAAGCCTTCAGGGGTCAGGAAGATGAACGGCTCCTGACTCGCTTGGATCGAGAACAGGGCGTCGAGCGTGGTTCGCAGCGCCGCGTCGTTGTTTTCGTAGCGCAGGGACCAGCGGCGGAACTCCCGCCCGTTCGGGTGATCGTCGGGCTCCGGTTGTAAGCCTCGACCACCGTGCGCGGGATGATGCGCGTCTCATCGGCCCCGGAGTAGAGGAACCCAAGGTCCGTGATGGCGGTCTGGAGGAACAGTCCCGAGATGCTGAACCCGGTGGTGCTGGAAGCCGCGAACGTGAACTTGAACCGCCAGAACCTAGCAGCCGGGGGGCTGCCGATGACGATGCCACGGTCAGGAGTCGTCCCCGGGCCATCGGTCCCAGGGTGATGTTCCCGACCACCTGCGTCCACCCGATCTCGCCCGCAACGTAGGGGGCGACCTTGTACCAGAGCTGCACGGTGTTGGGATTCGAGGCCCCGCAGTGGTAGCCCAGCACGCCCCACGCCAGCGGGGTGAATGTTGCTCCCCGCGTCCAGCTCGAGCACCACCGAAGTCCCGTCAGTCGGGAAGTTGGACGGCCCGCCAGCAGGGCAGCGCCATACCGTCCCGTTGCGGCCCGGCACCAGCGCGTTGCTCATCGGGAATGCCGCATCCTGAACCAATGCGGGCGCTCCGTGTATGTCCCCGGGTCTCCGTTGACTAGTACCGGGGAGTCGAAGTTCGGGGGGTGCAGCCGCGCCCGGTTCGTCTGCGGCATGAGGAACTTCACATTGCTGGACACTAGTAGGCCCCCAGGACTGCCACGGTGTCTTGCGCGCGGCGCAGCTTCCCACCGGGTGAGACGAGATCGGCCACGATGGTGTGCGCGTCGTAGGTGTAGACGTTGAAGGTGTTGCCCGGAGGGGGTGGCTCCGACCGCGAGGTTGATTGGCTCGGGGGCCGGAGCGACGGCCTGCGGTGGGGGTGCTTGCTGCGTGGCGAAGTTCTCGGGCGGTGGCTGGGAGCGGAACGAGAAGTCGGGAGTAGGGGCCTCGAGGTTGCCGAAGTTCGGGACGGGGCCGTCCAGCCGGGGCGAGGTTAGGGATCGAGATCTGCTGCCCGTGAAGAATCCGAGAATGGCCTTGAACGCAGCGAGGGCCGCCAGCTTCGCCAGCTCGGCGAGCAGCGCGCTGACCATCGAACGGAACAGGGTTCTGCATCGCCGATGCGAACGTCTGCCCCTCGGTCAGCAGGTTCTGGAACACGGTATTGAACCCCTGCTCCAGCCCATTGAATAGCGCGCCGAACGTGTCGTCCACGACAGTGGCGAGTGCTTCCATGTCCGCAACGGTCTGCGCCCACTTCATCGTGATTTCTTCCGGCGTGATCTTCTGGTCGGCCTTCAACTGGTTGGCGACCGCCTGGCGCTGACGAACCTCGTCCAGCTCATGCAGCTTCTTGACCAGCCCGTCAGCCTCAAAGGTGCTGATTCCGAACAGGGTCGCCATGTTCTGCACTTCGTCTGCCATCGCCCTGATGTTCGCGGGAGCCTCGGGCAGCGGCCCGCCGGTCTTGATGAGTTCCGAGAACACACCCTCTGCGAACTTCGCGTCTCCGATGCGCTCGAGCTGCTCGTATACCGCAGTGGCCTCGGGCTTCAAGAGTTGCAGCGCGCGCATGATCTTCTCGATCTGCTTCTCGCGCTCGGTCTTTTCTGTCTTGGTCTTGAGGTTGGCCGTGTCCACCAAGTCCGGCCCACGGTCGATGGTCGGCCCCAGCGTACCGGCCTGCGAACGGAAATCGCGCTCGGCCTGCGCCGAAGCCTGCCGGAGACTGTCCAGCTTGGCCTTGAGTGCTTCGATGCGCTCCAGGTACTCCGTGAGGAATCGCGGATCGGTCCCATCGGTCTGAGACGCGGAGATGAACTCTTGTAGCGTCTTGATCTGCCGGATGAAGTCCTGCTGAGTGCGCGCGGCTGCTTCTGCCGGAGACTTCTCGCGCCCGCTCATCGCGTCCCACATATCGTTGAGCGCGTTCGTCACGTCGAGGGCGACCGGAAGCGTTTTCGCGCGCAGGTTCACCATCAGGTTCGCCCAGCTTCGGTCTAGCTGGTCAGCGGCCTGATCCAACTCCCGCGCGGATTTCAGAACGGAGTCGTTCATCACCCCGCCCGCCGCTTCCATGCTCGACTTGGCGGAAGCGAACCCGGCAGCCAGCTGCGGCATCATGGCGACCAGCTCCCCAGCCCCACGGCCCAGGAGGCTGGAACCCGATCTCGGTTTTCTTAGCCGTGTTGTCGCTTGCAGCGAAGGCCGCAGCCAACTGGTTGAACGCGGTCAGCGTGTCCTTTGAGGTCACGCCAAGCTGGGCCAGGAGCGGGTCGCCCGTAGGCAATGGAGCGGTTCAGGAACGACAGGGCCTGCGTCAGGGACTCGGACTGCCCGCCCATGTCGCTCGATCTGCCGGGTCAGAACCTGCAAGTCCTCGACCGCTACACCCGTGCGCTTGGAGAGCAGATCCAGCTGCTCGACCTGATCCGGCACTCCCTGCCGCCGCTGTTGACCACGGCCCAGAACCCGGTAGCAACGGCCCCGATGGCGATACCGACCGGCCCGGCCATCCCTGGCGATGCTCGAGAACGCCCCGCCCAACTGGCGAAGGCCCCGGCAGATTCTGGATGACGCACTTGTTGGTCTTGGCCTCGATGACGATCTGGGCTTTGAGGTCCGCCTCACCTGCCATCGGGTCACTCCAGTGCGAGGATTCGCTGCGCCATCAGTCCCTGATTCTGCTGCGCTCGGTCCAGCGTCCACCGCTTCAACTCGACTGCCGCCCGCATGACCGTGAGGTTGTAGGCGAGGTGCGGGTCATGCACCACCTCCCACGGGGTCCGGCCCGCCGCCTTCGCCAGCGTCCAGATTTCCAGCGACACCGCTGCTCCCTCCGGGCTCTCCAGCATGAAATGTCGCTGGTGCGGCGGCCCCCTTAGCCCAGCCGCTCAGTTCCAGGATGCCATTCATCAACTTGGTACGGTCCCGTGCGGATAGGAAGGAACCCCTAACGGCTCCCGCTTGGCTCTCTCCCCAATAGAATGCCGGTCGGATCTCGGTTCCATCCGCCCGCACGGTATAGCAGCCCGCTTGAATCAGTGCCGGTGCCCAGGCGAGCCACTTTCGGATTCGTCGCTCACCTTCGTCCGGGTCTGGTGCTCCCGGCACTGAAATCGGGAACTCTCCCGGCTAGGGTTCGCAATGATATCGACCATCTGTTCCTCGGGGATCTTCTCCACGAAGGCTACAAACGGTTTGCCCGACTTCATCTTGAGGTCGTCCAGCTCGATTCTCAGGATGGGCAGGGCCACGTCATCGTCCAGTTCTAACTCCATGTGGCGGCCTCCGTGGTGAGACTAGAACGACATGGCGCGTCGCCCACGTTCGTGCGAATAGCGACCAGCGTTCATGGTCGTGGAGCTATACGCGCACTTGTGGGCCAGCTTCTGCGTCACCACCCCATAGCCGGGGATGGCCGTACCGTATTCCGCAGCGGTCGGGTGTAGGGCTCTGGATCTCGAACTCTGGCTTTCGTCGTGACCGCGCCGAGCGATCAGCACGGGTTCTGGAAATAGGTTGATGGTCGCACCGCCACCGGCCAGCATCGCGGTCATCTGGCTGATGCTCGTCCACTCCAGTTTCCATGTTGAACGTCCACGTCCATGACCCCGTTCGGCACCGGCTGCTCGGCGTCCACCTGACCGAACAGGAACCGCTGCGTGTCGTAGGGCGACGTGATGTTGCACTCGAACGACTTCATCTGAATGTCGTCCGCGATCACTCCAGTACCGTCGCCGAACGTGCCCACCGTCCGAAGCCTGCTGGTGGTAGATGACGCCCAGAGCAGCGGGTAGCGTCACGCTCGTGAGGGCACCAGACGGCAGCCCAGGGAGTCGCAGACTTGGCGACGCCGCTGATCTCGCACATCAGCATCGCGTTCTCGCCGTGCCCGCCTGAGCCGAGAACCGCATGCCCGTGGCGTATGCGCCTATCAACCGCATCGGGAGTGCGTTCGGGACGTTGCCCCAGAGGATGTCGATGGTATACGACCACTGACCACCGACTGTTGGGAGCCCGTGCCCATCTTCCTGTGAACGTGTGGTCACGCGCGCGGAGGGTCACGTGTCCCCGACGTAGCCGGGGAACATCATCCGTAGCCACGGCACCATGCCGTGTAAGCCCACGCGGACCTTGACCGACCACTCGTAGTATTTGCCGCCCTGCCCGATGAAGCGGCTGGACCGCTGCGTGTTGGAGAGCGACGGGTCGATGATGGTGGAGAGTCGCGGGGTCACCTCGGCGCTCACGATCTCGCTCGCGTGCTCAGGCCGCTCCGTGGCTGCGGTTCCTGCGACGGCTTCGTGCTTCATCAGAACGCGGCTATTGAACCCCAGGCCGGGGAGAATGAATGGCATGTCCCTACCCCTCTCTCCCCGTTACGGGGTCGCTGCGTCCCATGTGTAGGTGGCTTCGTAGGTGATCGCGGCCTGAGCGAATCCGGTATTCGGGTTCACGTCCACCATCGGCGTGAACTCCAAGGGAAAGCACATCGTCACGAGTCCCCCGAACGTAATGTCCACGTTCATCGCGCGAATCACGTCCGTGCAGAGATCCATCAACTCGACTTCATCGGTCCCGATGTGCGCGGCCACGAGGATTGGACGTTGAACCGCAGCACCCCCTCGAACCTAGACGCGCACTGCGGGATGACGTTCCACGACGCGGCCTGCACCGCCAGCAGAGGGCTTCGCCAGCCCCGTGAAGTCTCCGAGACGCAGCACCTCGCTTGACCGTGACCGGGGTGGGAACCAGGTTCAACCCGACTTTCGGCTTCACGTAGGTCTTGAGCCTGGCCGTCACCGCGTCCAGTAGCTGGTTCAGCTTGCAGGTCGTGACGAGGGGCGGCATCTCAGCCCATCCTGAACCGTGGCGAACACGCGCCCGAAGTGCTCGCGGATCATCGCCTTGTTCGCCCGGAGCGAGTTCCTGAACATATGGCGCGCCTTGAACGTGACCGATGGCACCAGCAGGTAGAGGGGGATCGGACGGCCTGCTGCCTTTCGCGCGAGCGGTCCCGACCTTCCCAGATGAAAAGGTTGCCGCGCGCGGAACGGAACAGGGCCGTCTTGCCTTCGGGCAGTGTCCGCGCGCTGCGGCCCTGCAACTTATCCTGCCCGGAAGGCTTCTTGGAGAACTTGGTCGGGATGCGAGAGTTGGGGCTACCAGTCACCTGCCCGCCGAACTCATGCATGGCGACATAAGCCAGCGGGGTGCCCACCACTCCGATGACGCGGGACAGCCGGGTGAACACGCGGGAGACGAGGGTTTTCCTAGCGGTGCCAGTCACCTTCCCCAGTTGACCAGTCCCGAAGGCCGCCCCCGTTTTCCCGAATAGGTCATTCGTCCCGGCCACCCCGGCGAACCATTTCTGCTTCATGTCGCGTTCGATGGTCTTGGTCACCCGCTCCATCGCGATGGCTTCCTGCTTCACCATCTGGAGCGAGCGCAGGCGAGGGTATTCGCCACGCGGTTGATTCCCGCCGCCCCGACGATCTTGATGCCAGCCACTAGATCAACCTCACGAACGGCTGCAGCACCTTCTGGATATCAGCCGGGATGGGGTCGGCAATCAACTGCACCGTCTCCCCACCCACCCCGAACGTGGTACCGCGCCCGATGACGGCCTCGCGGTCCTGGAACAGCACCTGCACGAATCGGAGACATGCGGACTCGAGGGCTCGGCGCTCGCGCGCGTGCGTGGCGGCCTCATAGCCCAGGTTGCAGACGACCTCGATGTTCCGCTCTCCTTGGTGAACGAATCCAGAGGGATGCGGACCTTGTGACCCATGAGGATGCGAAGGCCCGTGATGTTCAACGCCCTCGTGGTTACCCCGTCATCGAATCGCTCGGTCATCGAGGTCACGGTGTTGATGGGGTACTCAGCTCCACCGAAGGACACCCAGTTGGAGCCGGTCCCGTCCAGCTTCAAGGTCGCACGCTTACCCACGACCACGGAAGCCGTGTCGTAGGGCCGCGCCAGCAGGTAGCGGCGACAGTGCATCTCGATCTGCGAGGATGCGTGGTTGATGAGGGCCTTGATGATATCGTCATCGACGTGTGGACTCGCTCTTGAGGTATGCGCGAGCCGTGTCCAGGTCGCACAGTGTCAGTGGGTCCAGCGTGACGATCTCAGCCACTTGTCACCTCGTATAGGAACGGGAGCGGTTCAGTCTCGCAGCGGAGGCCGCCCCGACCGCGAATCATCCCCGCTCCCGCGATTCGCTCCGCTCAGGACGGTGGGGGAACTTGCCCCTCATTGATGGCGGCACTTCGATGGGCTCCCCCTGCCACTCGAACCATGCAGCGAACTGGAGATCCTTCCACAAGTAGGCGTAGGACTCCCCGACCTCGTAGGTCTGCCCCGCGCGGAACACTCGCGTCTCGCCGAACGGGACACTACAGCCAGCCGCGACCACTCGGACCCCTATAGAGGAACTTCCGCACGGTCCATGGTCGGCACTGCTGCTGCTTCTGCGGCCTTTTCCTTTGCCATCTCGGCTCCCTACGGCGGGGGGCTCACGATCGAACCCCCCGCCCCGTGGTTAGACGATGTTGTAGAGGATGCCGACCGGCGTGTTGGTGGCACTCGGAGCGTAGAACGCCTGGAAGTCGTTGCGAGCCGTCGCCACGAACACGGTCCTGGTCATCTCGAATGTGCGGTCGGTGGACCCGTTGACCGAGATGCCGCGCCGGGTCGCGAGGCCGTAGCTCTCACGATGCACGCAGATGACCGAACCCTTGACGTTGTTCGCCGGGGTCGCGTCGTGCACGCCCGTTGCATTCTTCTCGGTCACGAACTCCGAGAGGATGACGGGCGAGCCGAACATGTTCGCCACCTGACCGGAGAGGATGGACGCCTGCGGGCCGAACTTCTCCAGCGTGATGACGAGGGCGACTTGTACATGCTCTTGTAGGCGTGGAACCCGGAGATGAACGCCAGCGGGCGGGCGAAGCGCCCACGCGCCCATCGCGTACTGCATGTCCAGCACCTTGGCCTCGGAGAACGCGCCGCCGCCGTTGTCGATCTTGGCGGGGTACGAGCCCGTCATGATGGCGTGGAAGCGCAGCCCGTTCCAGAGCGACGACACGCTGGTCGCCGGGTTGAAGGTCGCGCCGTCCCATCGTCACACCGCCGACTCACCGTTGATGATCGCGTCCTCGATGCCGCGAGCCAGCACCTTCGCCGCGTTGTTGATGATGAACGGGACGAGCGGCACCACCGAGTCCTCGACCACTTCGCTCGAAGCGTAGGTGCGAACGCCGACTTCTTCGCGATGAACGTGGCCTTCTGGGTCGTCGCGGTCGAGGGCGAGCCGATGCGTATCGCGTACCGTCCACCACGGCTTCCGGCATGATGAACGCCACGAGGTCGGCAGCCCAGCACCGGCCAGTCGAGCGATCTTGCTGGTCATCGTGACCGGCGTGAACAGCGGGGCCACCTTCGACCAGACCTGCACGAGATCCATGAGCTGGGCCGAGAGAGGATCGTCGGCACCCAGTTCAGGCCCGTCAGTTCAGCGGAGTCGCTCCTTGAACGAACGCTCGATCTTCATCGCGTCGCACAGCTCGTTGACGAGCCGCGTGTACTCCGGCCATCTTCGAGTGACGCATGCGGGCCAGCGGGAGTTGAGGTCCGGGTTCGCGAGTCAGCCGGGTAGAGCAGCACGTCCGTGACCAGCAGCTCATCGTTCAGCCGCTGGAACCGCTGCACCACGTCGCGGAGACGGTCCGAGTTCGTCGAACCAGCCCGCGCCACATTGAGGATCAGGCCCAGGTCTTGGAACTCCCGCTGCGCCAAGGTGCGAGAGGCCCGCGATCTCATCCCAGCGGAGCACCGCGAGGTTGAAGTAGTCCGCGCTGCCGCTTGTTCATGTCCTCGGGCATGTCCAGACGCAGGGCCGCACGGTTCATCACGAACGCATCCGAACCGCCCGCGAACGTGTCCCGCTGGCTCTTGAGGTGGTCGTCCACCGACTTCACACGGCCGCGAGCTGCTTGATGGCGTCGTCCGTGTTGTTCCACTCGTCCTCGGTCACGAACTTACCCGACGCGTGACGCATGCCCAGTTCGTTCAGGCGATTGGTAATCAGGAGCTGATGCGACCGCATCCCATCGGGGTGCTCAGGTCCGGGTTTACGGGCAACTCGACAAACGGCTTGCTATCCATCTGCTCTACCTCCGTGCGCGCTTTCGTTTGTCGCCCGGCTGCCCGCGCTGAGCCAGGACGCGAAGGGATCGAACCCCTCTGTGATGGTGCGGCTGTCAGTGTCCATGCCCTTCGCAGGGTTTCCCCACGCGGGCCTCGATTCCCGTATCCAGCCGGATGCTTCGCCAGCCCCTAGCCTCGAACTGCTTCTCCGGCACCTGCTCGAACGTCAGCGTCCCGCTCGATTCCTTCATCCGGTCGGCCCGGAAGTCATGCTCACGGACCCACTTCGACGCCGCGTAGGTGCTTGAGAACCTGTCCGCGCGCACCTGGATGGCCTGCGTGTTGGCCCTCTCCCCCTGCTTGCCGAAGAAAAGCGCGCCCATACCCACGGCTCGCTCTCCTTCCTCGGTCCGCAGCCACTGCTCCAGCGTCTGGGAGTCGCCCAGATGCCTCTGCACGAGGGCACCGTTGTGGCGCTTGGCGATCATCAGCGAGGCCGGGTCGATGTCCCGCGTGCCCGGTACAAACGCCCGCATGGCGAGCGCAGAGAGTTCCGGGGCAGAACCAGCGGCACGGCCAGCATCCTCGGGCTCGAACGTGCTGGTGCCCTTCTGACCGCCCCGGAATACGTGCGACACCTCCAGCGCAGCCGTGATGCCTGAGAACTCGTACTCACAGAAACCCCGTTCCTCGTAGATTTCACCGGGGATGTGGGGGCAGCGGTAGATGGAATCCCCGCAGATGGAGCAGTCCTGACCCATGCAGCGCCAGCCGAAGCTGACCTCTCGGAAGATGCCGAGATCGACGCGCCGGACATGGGCCTCGCCCTCTGCGTCCCTCGGGACGTAGTAGAGGGCTTCCAGCCAGTGCTGGTCGCGGGCCGCGAGGTCGGTGTTCTCCACTCGGGACACCTTGGCGGAGAAGATGCGCCCCACCGGCTGGGTGCCGTAGTCATGGCCGTACATGACCGGAGCCCCGACGATGAGCTGGGACGCTTCCACCAGGCTCTCGCGGGAGAAGCGGCTGTAGTAGTAGTCCCGCTGGGTGTTGGCGACCATCATGCCACGGATCACGAAGTCATCGGCCTGCACCTTCCGGCCGGAGAGCTGCTGGATCTGGCCCAGGTAGCGGTCGCGGAGACTCCGCTCTGCTCGGGCTCGAGCCAGAAAGCCGGTGCCAACCTGACGGTCGCGCGCAGCGTCCTGTCGGGCAAGCACTGAGAGAAGCGAATCGCTCATCGGGTGACCCTCCGTTCGCCACGGGTGAACTCACCGACAGCAGGAACGCCACGGGCTACGGGGGGCTCGCCACACTTGGGCAAGCGATCTTCCCGTCCACGTTGTGGATGAATGCCCGCTGGCAACTTGTCGCACCAGTGGGTGGGTAGCATCCTCACCGAATCAGCGTGAGGGCGTACCTCGGAGCCAGCTCTCAAGGGTAATCCTTTTCCCTTGTGCGGAACCGTTCACGCCGGGCTGCATCCGTTTACTTATGGGATCTGGGATGGCGCGGTCCAGAGGTGAGAGGACCGGAACCATCGTGCAGCGGCAGTTTACTACCTCGCCCGCATCGATTGCAGTCGGGGTCACCGGGGAAGGACAGTCGAGCCCCGTCCGGCGAGATGAAGTCAGCGTCCAGCGGGATGGGTCCGGCTTCCTCGATGGCCTTGTGCGTCTCGCGCACGGCCTCGTCATGCGAGGTGAGCCATTCCTTCTGCGACACCACCCCGGACTGGCGATAGCCCTCCAGCGTCCCGAAGTTGTAAGCGGCAGAGGTTTCCGTCCGCGCGATCCGGCTCGCACGCTCCAGGCGGTCGCCCATGACGCCATCGACTTCGGTGATGAGCCGGTCCAGCCCGGCCCCGTCTGCGAAGGCTTCCGACAGGACTTCCTGCAAGGCGGCCCGCGTGGTGGCGTCGATGTCCCGCACCAGCTTGGCCCCTTCTGCTCCACGAATGCCCGCGCCTGAGAGGCTGAGAGGGCGAACGACAGGTCTTGCGCCAGCTCGGCGATAGCGTCGTCCCCGGCATCCGACACGATGCCACGGACCAGCTTCCGGGCCTTCTTGATGGCCTCGGGGTCGTCCAGTGTCGCCAGGATCTCGTCCAAGTCGTAGGCCCGCGACTGTGCCCTCAGCTTCGCTTCAACCGCTTCGTCTGGGCGAGGAAGTGGCGTCTGGCGAAGGTGGCGACCTTGGCCTCGTGGGCCGTGAGTCGCCTCTGAGCCCGCGCCCTCGCAACTTCCCGGTTCATGGCACGGTCGAAGGTTCGCGCCTTCTGTTCCGGCTCCGGTTTGACCGGGGGTTGATCCGGGGGGAGTGCTTGGGGCGGGGGCTCAGGGGGATTCTTCGCGTTCTCCAGGTCCACCTCGGCCTGAGCCTTCGCCATCTCCGCAGACTGCATCCCCGCAGGAACAAGGATCTCGTCCAGCCCCTCGGAGTCCTCGCGCGGGGGCAGGCCCTGATGGTCCCTAGCCTCGGCCCGGCTGATGTGGGGCGCTCCGGTGGCCTTGTTCCACATCTCCGCTTGCGTCAGGAACGCTGCCACCATCACCGGGTCGTTCGAGAAGTCGAACTCGCACGAGATGTTGAATCCGAACTCCCCGGACTCGAGCAGGGACTCGTTCAGCTTGGCAGCGATGCGGGTGGTCGAGGGCATGATGCCGAAGCGCAGGAACAGCTCCATCGAGACTCGGGCCACGTCGAGTTGAGCCCGAGCCCCCTCCAGGATGCCAGCCAGCATCGGGGGCACCTTGTAGACCTTGAGGATTTCCTGCGAGGTCAGCTTGTGGCTCTCGATGAACTGCATCTCGGCGAAGGTGAGCCCCGCGCGCGTGTACTTGAGCGCCTTCGGGAGCATGACCGGATCCCACGAGTTCTCGATGCCTTGGAAATGGGTCTTGAACTGGGCCTTCAACCGCGCAATGTCGTCATCGTCGATGGCGGATTCGGTCGAGTAGTGCCCCGCCGCCTGCGCCCCCTTGCGGTAGAACTCCCGCTGGAACCGGGCTGAGTCCCGCTCTGTCTCATACGACAGGGAGAGGGCCTGCAGCCGGGAGACTCCCAAGGCCCCCATCTCCGGGTCGTACCGCTTGAAGTGGACGATCTGCTCGCGCGGAACCTTCACCACGCGCCGCCCTTCCTGCACCTCGTAGTAGGCGACCGACCGCCCGGAGTTCTGCACGGGCTTGCAGGAGTTGGGGTTCAGCATCCAGAACTGTTGGAACGCGCTTGGTCCCCGCAAAGTCCTTGAACAGGTAGGCGTTCCCGAAAATCTCCATCGAGCCCACCAGATCCTCGGTCAGCTCGTAGCCGGTCTGCTCCGTGTTCGCGCGCGCCCACATGTCCGCGATGTTCCCCGGCTGGCGCTCCAGCTCCTTCTTCCGGTCCCCGTCGCCTAGTAGAACTTCAACGGTGTCGCTGCGATGGTGCTCTGGTGGAGATCAACGCAGAACTGGACCGTAGGGACGAGTCGATAGGCCCACGGGAAGTCGGTGTATTCGGGCGTCAGGTTCCAGGGTCGGCCAAGCTGCCACGAGGTTCCCATCGGGAGCTGCGACGCCGACATGCCCCGCGAGAAGGGGGCCAGTGCGCGCGACACGCTTCGGAGAATCGGGTTCATTGCTTCGCCCATTTCTGCACGAGGTCAGCGGCCACGTTCAGCACCGCCCATGCGATGAGGCCCAGAGCGCCCAGCACCATCAGTCCCGCACCCAGCAGCGACGATGTACCAGAACAAGTCCCACGGCGTCACGGCTTCACCACGAGGCGCCAGCAAGCAATAGATCCGCAAGCGGTTGGCTGCCCAGCGAGCAGAGCGAGTAGCCCGAATCCCACCAGACCCGCGACCGCTATCCATCGGAATGCCGTCAGATGTGACCTCTACGTGTAGCGCGGCACGGGAGCCCATAGGCGGCCCGTGAAGTAACCGGCCTCCGACGCTCGCGAGGACGCTCCGCTGCCGTGCGTGAAGTAGTAGCCGGGACCGTAGGCGCTTGAGCTGTTTGGAATCTGGTTGCAACGGGGGTTGTCCAGCAGGTCGAGGATCATGGTCCCGTTGTGCATCGGCCACCAGACGGGAGTTGCGCCCCGTCCTGTCGCGTGGCACCCATAGGAGCGAAACCTCCGCCGGAGCACTGTCACCACGAACGGGGGCTGTATCGCGCAGTCGATCAACTGCGGCGCACCATCGAGGGCGTCCGGGTCGTAGAGGCTGGCGATCTGCACCTGTCCACTTGTTCGTGGTGTAGTTGTAATGAAGCCCGACCCTGACCTCACCGCTGCCGCCAAGGTGAGGCGCTCCGGCGTAGCCCGTCTGCCACGGGGTGTTGATGTTCCACGATGAGCGAAAGAAATACCCTGATACTTCTCCCCCGCGTCGGTTCCCGCAGCGTTTCGAGCGGTTGAAATCCCATCGACCAGAACCACGGCTGGGCGAACGACCCTCCGGGGTTCAGGGCCGGGTTTGTTCGCATAGGGGAAGATCGTCCATGCCTTGACGACCTCGTACACCTGATTCACCCCCGCGACCGTATCCAGGAACAGCATGAGCCCGTGCCGCTTGTCCGACTGGATGGCCGCCGTCCTCTGCCCTTGGAACGGTGAGACGTTCGACGCACCCGGCAGCACCAGGTGGCTCCACTCGTACCAATCCGGGGGGGCAGTTGCAGCCGTTGTTGGGATCCTCGAACCAGTCCATCGGGATATTCGAGCGGCGCAGCCCTGCGGCGATGTCGTCGATACGCTGGCGCTTCATCATCGCGACATCCCGATCCAGAAGCGGCCCGTGTAGAACCCAGCCTCACCACCTCGGACGCGGCATCCGACCCGTTCGTGAAGTAGATCCCGGGGGCCGGTCGTACTCGTGGAATCGGTCCGAGATGGCGTTGCACCTCGGGTTGTCGAACAGGTTCAGGGCGATGATCCGTTGAGCAGGGCCACCAGTCGGCTCCTGCGCCCCGTTCGCATCGGCAGGAACCCAGAGCAGGGCGAGGTCGGCGGGGTTCAGGTCCACCGAGAAAGGTCGGCTGATAGACGCATGTGTACAGGTCGGGGCCGGTCTGCGGGTCGTTCTCGCTGAACACCTGCACCTGCCATGATTCCAGTGTGTAGTTGTAGTGCAGCCCTATGCGGGCGTTGCAGTTCCCGAGCGCAGCCTCGAAGTTGGTTTGCCACGGGGTGTCGATGCTCCAGCTATCGCCCCACGAGATGCCGTGATACTTCTCGCCCGTGTTGTTACCGATCGGGTTGGAGCGATTGAAGTTCATGTTCCAGAAAAACGGCATCCGAACGAGTTGCGATGCTGCACCGGACTCGTGACCGGAATCGGGATGATGCCCCATGCCATAATGGCTTCCCAGACCTTGTTCGCCCCCGCTAGTCCCAACGTAGTAGGTCATCAACCCTTGCTGCTTAGTCGGGTTGATCTGGGTCGCAGTCCCTGCGCCCGATGAACGGGGCGGTACCGTCCCGTAGGCTGTCGTCTGAGGCCAGTCGTACCAGTCCAGCGGGGAGTTACACGCACTGGAGGGATCTTCAAACAGTCGATGGGGTTGATGGATGCGCGCAGCCCTTCGCAGGTCGCCGCCCAATCAGCGTTCCGCATCGTCCCTCACTTGAGTGAGATCAGGTCAGACGGTCCACCTACCAGGTGGGAGTGTAGCGCATATCTGGCTGCGTCGTATCCGTGGTCATTCCGCTTGATGTTGCCCTCCTTCTCGGGGCTGGTCGCGGAGGTCGGCTCGGGCAGGAACTGCAACAGGGGGATTTCCTCGTGCGTGCATGTCGGCTTGCCGGAGTGGACCGAGGTGCGGGTCGGGGCCTCGCAGCGTGCGTCCCGGATGAAGTAGAGCCGGGCGCGCGTCTCGTTCGTGGCGGGGTTCAACCTCGGGGCCAAGCGCCTCGTAGAGCGTCTGGTAGCCAGCGTCCCGGTCCTTGACTGCCGGAGAGGTCGAGAACCCCAGGCCTGGAGGCTGGGCGCGCGCCTCTGCGTCCGCGTGGTCTGCGTATGAGCCGGAGAAGGACAGGCGCTCAAGCAGGGGGCGTCGGGGCCACTTCTCCTTGTCCTGCTCGGTCATGGCAGCGTTCAGGGCGCCAGCTCCTTCGCTTCCTCGGCCTTCCCCACCTTGGCGTGGTCGGCCACCATGCGCTGCGAGCGGTAGATCTCACGGTAGAGGTGCCAGACCTTCTCGGGGGAGATCGCCCACCACTGCCAGACGAACGGGGCCGTGTATCCGAAGTCTACCGACCGGACCCGCTTCCAGGTGGGTGGGGGATACCCGCCCCAGAGCGACCATTCGGCGGGCCGGTCGATAACGTGGAATCGCTCATCGAAGTGGTCGAACAGGGAGCCCTCGAAGGCCACCCACTTGCCCCAGCACGAACCGCTCCCGGTAGCGCCCGGTCAGGCTCTCGAGCCAGAGCTGGTACGCGGGGGGCAGATTCTCCATGTTATCCGCGAGCCCGGCGACGATACACTCTCGAAGCACTCTCCCGGCGGGGAACTTGACCCCGGAGAGCAGGCGGGTATCGGACTCGGACCGCTGGATGTAGCTGGAGCCGTGCTCGCAGCGATCGGGCCGGAAGCGTCGGTAGAGGAAATGACCTGTCCCGCCAGGGTTGCAAGCCAGCCCGAGCTGCTGGAAGGGGATGCGGTTACCCAAGCGGTCGGTCCGTTGGCGTAGACTTCCGCCGATTGCGACAAACTCTTCCTCGTCCAGTTCCTCCGCTTGGTCCGTAAAGTTTGCCATGAACTCGCCACTGAGCATCCTTCCGGGGTTGTCCAGGCCCGCGCATAGGATCTCGGACCCGTTCGGGTAGTAGAGGGTCGAGCCACCGTCAGCCGATGGGTTCCAGCCCCACTGCTTGTGAGCCGGGGTGATCGTCTCGGAGCAGGAGCGTGACGAGCGTGGTCTTGCCCATGTGCTCGCGTTCTTCCGCGAGAGAACGATGCGAGCGCCGGGGATGGAGCGGCAGAGATAGTCCGCTTCTCGCAGATCGTCCGGCTCTTGCTGGACCCTCGGTGCCGGAGTAGAGCAGTTCAGGGGGCCTGCGACCAGTGGAACCGCTCTTGCGCCCAGGAGTTGACCTCGAACCCTGCCCCCGGCTTGAAGCGGGGGTCCATGTCGGGCTCGAGGATTTCAGCCTGCACGCCCGGGTTTCCTCGGTGGTTTCGGCACCATACTTGCTCACGACGAACATCTTGGGAGCAGAGAAGATGGCGTCCATCTCGCTGATCTCTCCCACCCCGTGGAAGTTAGCCGACTTCTTCGGCATCTCGCCACGGTCGAGCAGTTCGGTGGCGCACTTGACCCGTTCTCTCACGTCCACGGACTCGTCCAGCATGACCTCGGAGAGGAACTGGACGGCACGGGTCTGCATGGCGGCCAGTAGCTTCTGGGCGTCCTCGCGTGCCTTCTTGCGGAGGTCGGTCAGGGTGGAGGTCGGCCTGCCCCCCATCTTGCCGTTCTCTCTGGCCGCAGCCTTCTGGGCCTCGGTCATCTCTCGCCCACCTGGTTCTGGAGCAGGATGCGTAGCCCGGCCAGATCGGTGCGGCGGACGGTCATGCGCTTGAGTCTCAGCCGCTCGAGCCGGTCGGGGGGTGCGTACTCCTGAAACCATTCTACCGCATGCCATCGGGGTTATGGTGCCACCAGAGGTGATGCCCTGCACAGAGAATCACGAGGTTGTCGAGATCCCAGCGCAGGCTTTGGATGCGTCGTGAGTATACATGATGCCACTGGAGCCGGTCGGCAGTTCCGCAGCGTTCGCAGCGCCTTCCGGCCCGTTGCATGGTGGCTTCCTTCGCCAGCCGGTCCAAGTCCTTGACCATGCTCCGCAGGTTCAGGGCACGCTTGGGGGTGGCGAAGCCCAGCAGCTTCTTCGCTTCGGCCTCTTGCGGGGGAGCGTCATCTACCGGCGGATCCACCAGAGAAGCCAGTCCACCCCTTGGTAGTAACGGGAGATCGGCCTTGGGCCTCGGTGGCGAGACAGGACGGTGACGCAGAGCAGGACGACGAAGTAGACCAGTGCGGTTCTCATGGCATTTCCTTTCCTTGCGTGAGGTTGGCCGGGAGCGGGTGGAGCCTTCCGGCATCTACCAGCATCCCGAACTCGGTGGTCTTGCCCATGCTTCTGGCCTCTGCCCCCGTCAGGTAGCCGACGAACTCGTACCTGGGAGCCCAGCCCTTGGCGAGAATGAACGTGGACGTGTCCTTGTCCCGGTCGGGGTAGTAGATCAGCCCCCCGGACTCGTGCCGGGTCCATCGGATCTCCACCTTCCCGGCGTCGGTGGCCTTGATTCCTGACATGCCGGACCAGAACCGGCCTCGCATCTTGCACCATGCCAGCTCGGCGAGGGCTCCCTCTATCTCATTGTCCCAGGACGAGGCCATCTTCTGGGACCTCTCCGACCTCATCCCGTTATGCTTCATGAACCTGCGGAGGATGGCGTGCGTGCCCCGGCGTGGATCTCGTCCGGGCTCAGGGTGACGGTGTAGATCGTCCCGGCCTGGGTATCAGCCACCCTTCACCCCCAGACTCTCGGCCCACACGGCGCAGAGCCTCGTCCCACCCCTCTTGCACGTCGCCCATCTCGGCATCCCCGGCCCGTGCTTCAAGTGCGGCCCCGGCCATCACCAACTCAGCGAGCAGCGGCAGCGCCCGCTCCGGGATGCGGTCCCACTTGCAATCGGCGAGAACTTCCGCCACCTGCTTCGCCAGGACGGTCGCTCACCTGTCCCCCTCCCCGGCCTCGACGGACGGGACCGGCTTCTTGCGGAATGATTTGTGGCAGAACCGGCACTTTGCCCTCGTGGGGTCTTTCCAGCCGAATGCGTGCGGGTGCCACGCGACGAACAGGCCCTTCTTGCCGCAGGCCGGACAAGGCTTGCCGCGAAGCTGGGCGGTGGTGAATAACTCGTCAGTCACTCCCCCTCCGGTGCGCCCGCGTGATCCGGGGATGAGGCGGCGAGGGCGGCGTCCCGGCGTCTGCGTAGTTCGGTGCGCCACCAGTACGCGCCCTGCTTATCACCTCTCATGGCGAAGTGGTCGCGCTCGCCGAGAGCCCACGCGAAGGCGTCATTCATCCTCTCCACCGTTCGCTCCAGACGGGCGACCTTCTCGGCGCTTTGCGTCAGCGCGGCGCGGAGGTCGGCTTCAGAGCGGAGCAGTAGGGCAACATCATCCTCCAGCGGGTGCGCCGACAACCCGTTGTGCGGCAGCGTCACGGCGCGGAATCGATCCAGCCTCTCTCGCGCTTCGTCTAGGCGGCTCATCTCCCCTCCCCGATCTTCATGGAGCGGATGTGCTCTGACAGCAATCCGTTCTGGTAGTTCTTGCAGGCGACTGCGGCTCTCTCCAGCGCCGCGTCGTGCTCGGCTGCGAGGGCGCGGGCGATGAGGTCAACAGCGCGCGACACGGTTACATCGTGGCGGCCTACCGCGTGCGCTATCGCGCTCGCCTTCTCCATGTGGGTGAGACTCGGGGCGGTCACGACGGGAGCCCGTTCAGCGCGTCGGCCACGGCGCGGGCCTGGTCCATGTCGAGGTTGATGCAGTGGGCTGCAAACAGTTTCTCCGCGCTGCACGTTCCACTGTCCCATTGACCCTTTGACTACAATCCAAGGCGGCTTCGGAGCCCGCTCGGCTTCCTCGGCGAGTGCGGACTTCCCGGCACCGATGCACAGGTCCGTGGCGGAGACCATCGAAAACTCGCCCATCGAACGCCAGCGCCAGTCGCTTGCACGCCTCCACCGCCTGCCGCATCTCGGGGGTGGAGAGCAGGCCCTGAGCGTCTAGGGCTTCGGCGATCCAG